GTGCTGACTTAAACGAATTAAAAGTACCGGCAGCGATGCAAAAGCCAACCAATGGCAAGCGCCCAAACAAGAACCGCTATGGCAGCCCATACGGTGTTAACTCAAGACAGCAAAGGTAGGGGAAAGATGGCTATGGAACGCGCATTGATCATTAAAAAAGAGTGGCTAGATAAGATATTTGACGGCGGCAAAGTGTGGGAAATGCGCAGTACCAAAACCAATATCTGTGAAAAGATTGGATTGATAGAACAAGGCACTGGCTTGATAGTAGGTGAATGCTGGATAACTGGATCCTTGCCGGCCATTGAAACGGATTACGCGGCGCGGGTTACAAAAGCACTTCATTGTGTCGATGACCTGTCGCTGCTAAAGAAATGGAAGTATCCATGGATGTTAAGCGAGTCAAAGCGCTACGAGGATCCAATACCCTATAAGCACCCCAAAGGGGCGGTTATCTGGGTTAAACAACCACTAGAGAATAGGTAGGGGAATATGGGTAAGAAAGCAGATAACGTAAATCAACCGGCGCACTATACGGGCCACCCCAGCGGTATTGAATGTATCCAGGTAACTGAGCACATGGAGTTTAATCTGGGTAACGCTGTTAAATACATCTGGCGCTGTGACTTAAAGAAGGATGCCGTTGAAGACCTGAAGAAGGCCGCTTGGTACCTTCAGCGCGAAATAGCAAAACGCGAACTCAAAGGGGCTTAGGATATGATTGAGGTTATAGGGTACTGGTTCTGTGTATTGTTGGCCTTTGCCGCTCTGGCTGGTATCACTGGCCTGGTCGCTTATCTGAATATACGGGCATCACGATACTTTGTTGATATGCTGGGTGGCTGGAATACCTTTTTAAGGTACCGCAAGTGGTACCTTGCCAACGAGCTGAAGCTAAAAACTGACTCAGGGGAATAGAGGCATAAACCATGACAGCAGAAGAACAGGCCGTGGCCCGAGGGCTTAGAGACCTGGCCCACGCCGCCGAGGTGTCGGGAGAAAGCATTAAGACGCTCACCCGCTGGGCCAAAACCAAACCGGCATTGTTTGATGTGGTATTGATTGGGTGTTTTGTTACCTGGGAGAAGCGGGGGCTGCCCATTCAATAGTCGCAATACGCGACCCATGGCCTATAGTCAGATTAAGCACTCAGTGGCACGACTATGGCCCAACCCCTTAAAAATCCCCCTCAAGACCCGCCACAAATGGCGCTATTCCTGCGCCTGTATGCCCAGGCCGAGCAAATGAGATGGGATGAACAAACCCCTTATGGTCAATCGATCATGGTCCAGTTACGGGCAGCCGTGAAAGCCCTCACCGATCCAGCCCCCTAAAACGATTGTTTGGCCAGCCAGCCCTTGTGTTTGTTGCGCAGCTGCTCAAATACCATGGGCGCCTTGTCCATGGCGATCTGCATTTTCTTCAGTTGTTCGATGTTGAATATTTTAAATTGCTCTATTCGCCCGCGGTGCCATTGGCTTTCCACCGCCCTAAAATAAGCCCTTTGCAAACCATCAGATTGAACGGCCAGGTGCAGCTGACCACCATAGAAGGCAAAGCCATTATCCTGACAATTGGGTTCATTTTTCTGTGGGCCCAAACACCCCAGTGAGCGCCTGCCAAACTCCATACCCAACTTTTTAGCTTGGCTTAATAATGTGTAAGCTTTATTGAACAAGTCAGCCAGGTCGCGCCGGCTGTTTACCGTGTTGGGGTATAACATGGTGGCGGGGGTGCCATGACTAGCATTTTGCTTAATCTGTAAATATTCTTTGCCGTCCGGTGATAGAGCTGCATTAATTTCCAGCCAGCCACTCACCGCAGTGTGTTCGCCATAAATAATAGTAATCGGTTCGGTCAGAACGTAGTCATAGGTGGGCTGCACGGGGTGCACGTATTGCGGGCCATGTTTTAATTGATACCAGCAACCGCTAATCAACGTCGCGCTTATTAGTACCAACAAAAGCCTTAAGGCTAATTTCAATGGCATGTTTTTGTTCCTCCGTGAGATTTTCATAAACCGAGTACAGCCGCCCAAACATAGGGTCGCGGTCAGTGGCTCGCTGATTCATTATTGCACTGGCAAAGGGCTTACCCTTGCCCGATACCAACCATTCCACCCTTATGGTAAACAGACGCTCAATGGCGGCTAATTCGTCGGGCCAGGGCGGTTTGTAGCTGGGCTGGCGACGAGGTTTTTCGGAATTTTCCTGCGTTAGCTGCAGTTTTAATTCAAGTTTTCGGCACCTTGGATCTTTATTGGTGCCTATTTTTTCCCACTCGTACCAACGATTGGCGCTGACCTTAAGCCCTTCTTTAGCCAAAGCCGGCACGATGCCCTCTACCACCTTTAAACGCAGTTCATTACGTGCCCATTTTAAGCGATCACCGAACGTGTCTGCTTTTGCAACCATGTTTCTTTTTTACAGGGTAAAAATAATTACCCTAAGTCTAGCGCATTAGATTTGCGCGGATGGTGTACAAAACCTGCGTAATACGCTGAATATTGGCTAATTAACCTGGTTATAGAGAAATAACAGGTGGTTCTAGCGCTAAAGCCTTGATTCAGATCAACTTTCTAAGCCTTTCAGAGTACTTAATATTTTTACAGGGTAAAAATCAAAGCTGTTTGTTATTAGACGAATTAGGTCTAAGGTGTGCCGTGTTGCGAATTGAGACGCAGCGCACAATAAAAAAGGATTTTTTTATATGACGAGTTCAACAAGTAAATCTATATCTCGTTTACTCATGGGCCATTTATCTTCAACCATTTTTAGAAGCATTGTTATTTTGTCAGGGGTTGGAGTCGCTTTACCGTCAAAAGCCAATAGCAGCTCTTTGGCAGCATCCAGCGGTATCCCTGTGCTTTTCGGTTCCTCACCAGTAAGCAGCCAATCAAAACTGATTTTGTTTGTTAAACAATATTCAGCAAGTTCCTCGATTGGAATGGCACCTCTTTGGCGCCAGTTCGATACGGTCGAGCGGGCTTTACCTAAAACTTCCCCAAGTTTTTGGTCAGTGCTCGCGCCTTCACGCTCTGCAATACGAACAAGAATGTCACCAATTGATAGTTTTTTCATTTTTTTGGTTGCATTTTGGGTTTTAGTGTTTAATATTGGGTTTGTATCATGTTGATACACAAATGCACTATACCAAACGCGGCATCAAACGTCATGAAAAGCGACTATCAACAAAATGCGAAAGCCATCATCAATCGATTATGTCAGATTGAGCGGGTGGTTGGGCCTAAATTATTAGAGCTATTGCTGATTAAAAAAGGCTATGGCGGCCGTAATTTGGTTAAGAACTGGCAGAGCCGTGATCACGTGCCGCAGTTTTTTTTAGAGTCATATTCTAAGTTAGAGCTAATCAATCTCGATTGGTTGGTGCATGGACGCGGGTTGCGAAACGCAACATAATAAAAATTTCTATACTGTACGCATATACAGTATAGTGCTTTTGAACCGGTATTTAGCCTATAGGCTGATACCAGTTCACCGGAGAGACGATTATGGATACAGTTTCCCAAGTGATTTTTGATCATTATCAAACCCAGTCTAGAACAGGACAAGGCTGGGACGCGTTACTGGCCGAACCTATTGCCCAATACCTGGCAGCGGCGGGTGACAACCTGGACAACGATTTAAAACGCAGTTTGCGAGATGTATCTACCTCTTCCGATCCGGTAAAAGATATGGCCCACAATAGGCAATATCTGAAACGCCATTTAGAAAATAATCAGCTACGCGCGGACCTCGTTCCGTTTTTAATTAAATTTGCGCCACAGGCCGACGAACTCATGCACGACTATTGTGCAACGCTCGGAGTATTGCCGGTGATGACAAAAAATTTAATTCCAAATGAACCTTTAAACCCGGCTAATTGCTGGGGTGCTATTGGTGAATTTAGCGAACATAGCGGCAGTCTCACGACACTATTTTCCCGAATGGTTGCCAGCAATGGTGGTTTGGGCCCAGAAGACGCACCCCATGTGCCGCACTTGTTGCGCATGGCCGATCGCGTGATTGGCTGGGCTAATAATATAAAAAAACAAACCGAGCGTGTTTTTGATTAATTTTTTTGATGGGGGGCAGGGACCATGGCAAATGATGAACGCCAGACGACAGTTCTTAAACTGGAAACTAGAAATACAATTAAAATCCAGCAAATTAAAATATATGCGGTGGCCGTGGAACACGGTGGCCTGGCTTTGCGGATTACAAATCAACGTAAACGAGTAAAAGAATATTATGTTGAAATAAAAAAGGGCATTCGTATAACGCCCGAGATCACTATCACGCTCAATGGTATTAGTGATGACAGAGTGGCCCAGGTCACAGTGGTGCATACCGCACACATGCGGCCTGAAATTTTAGGAGCCAGGAATGGGGTTTTAGAATTCACTCGCAGCAAGGGTCAACAAATAATAGTAGGCGGTGGAGTAGGGGTTATCACCATTAAAAATATAAACCCCACTCGCTGTGCTATTTGGGTGGCCCATAAAGATAGCCATACCGAGCGGGTGCTGGTACTAGGGGAGGCGCCTATTAATGTGTTGCCCCATGTGAAAATGCGATTTTTGGGGGTGTTAGCCGCTAACCATAATGAGGCAGGAATACAGGTAATTGCGCCCATTGAATTAAATATTGATCGTCACGAAGTTTATATTAGCCGCGAATATGACATAGATGTCCTGCGCGCCAAAACAACCATCAGCCGCAAATACAGGGATAGAGATGAGCGCCGCCGCACGGGCTAGACACTGCCCCAGATGTGGCCATGTTGATGACAGTTCCCAATGTGCCCGTTGTGGCACCTACCTCTATAGCAAGCGCCATAACAAGCCCTGGCTATTAACTCCCAAGATGATCCAGCGCATTCATGTAGTAGCAATGAAACAGAAAGGCTTATGCCGTGAGGTTTATAAGCTGCGCCTGAGAGCAGTAGGGGTGGGATCGTGTAAAGAATTAAACGAACAACAGTATACAAAATTCATGAAGGCGCTGGCTTCTTTGCCGGACGCGCAGGCACCTTCATGACGTTTTAGGCGCTGGCAAGGTTGGGAACAATCGACGATGGGTCACTCCCCATTGACATGATGATTGCCCGAGCCCTGCCAGCTAGATTAACAAAGGTGGCAACGACCGACGATGAATCCTATTTATCATCGACCTAATGGCCGCACGAGCTCTGCTAATCGACGCGGATGGTAACACTATGAAACAAGTTTCCCAAATCAACCTTGCCGAAGACACTGCCCTGCAAGGATTAACGTTAGCCGCGCAGTTAATTTATCTGCGTGGCCTCCGACGCTATGTAAACTATAGCACTGGTATTTGCGGGGGGCATGATATTCGTTTATCATGGCAGCGCTTCAGTGTTTTATTGGAAGTATTGCCGGCAGCTCAGGCAAATAATAAAGCCAAACAATGCAAACCCTCGCGCGAATTCATTCGCCAACGCATTAAAGAGCTGGAAAAATCTGGCTTAATTGTTAAACAAAAGCCCATTAAATATGTGCGCGAATATGTTTTTTTTCTCCCTCTGGCCTTCACAGAATCAATCCCATCTTTATATGAACAACCTATAAAACAGCCCTATGAGCAACCTTTGGCCGTTCATGGTGTTTTGTCGACGGAACAATGCGGCCTGCAGACAACCGAACAACCTATAAAACAGCCTTATGAACAACCCCAAAACAGCGCAACAAATACAGCCACAGTACTTGAGTTTACTGGAGGCGGCACCAATTCAGCAGCGCAACAGCAACCTATAAAAAACACCCATGAACAACCTATGGCTGCGCATGCTGATTTTTCAACGGAACAATGCAGCCTACAGCCACATGAACAACCCAACAAAACACCCGATGAACAACCCTATATCTATAGAAAGAAAGAAGAAGAGAATTTTTCAAATTTAAACGATGAACAGAAAACTCGCGCTGCTCGCCTTTTAAAAGCGTTGGCCAGTGATGGAAGGCTGCACAGCCTAGACAAGAACTATCACCAAGGAAAATTCAAAGACCTGGTTTTAAATGAAAAGCTAAGCCTGGAAGAGCTTCGCGAAATACTGAAACTTATTACTGACAATAAGTTCTCTATATTTTTAGTAGCAAACCAAATTCAATATGTTCGTAAAGCAAAACGCCCACACCAGAACAAAGCACCTGTGAAGGCAGCACCAGAACCCAAGCAACAGCAAAGCATTCGAGCAAATGAGATACACGACGAGCTCAGTAACCTGGACCAGATGTTAAAATTCAATCCTGATGATCAAAAGCTTAAAGCGCATAAGCTGAAATTAACCAGCGAATTGGAGCGGTTAAACCAGGCATCATGAGATCAATTAAGACTGCACTTGTTGCGGTCTCGCATCTAACTGACGACACAAACTACATTGCGGCAAGCCGCTATATATCTTTATTACTCGACTACAACCCACTAACCATGGGCAATGCAGTATCAAACCTGTGTGGGTTTTCACCGCAAACCTCTGCACGTAGACAAGAACAAACCGGAATGGAACTGCGCACCCTATTCAATACCGATAATATTAATTATCGGAAATCCATAAAATTATCCGCATGGAATGGCACCGCCCTACCCTCCCCCCCCAAAGAAATAGTATGTAAGGGCCCAATAGCGGAACCTGTCTGGCCCTCTACAAAAATGGGTGTATTTATAAAGCGGATTTTGCCAAACAAGAACAATTCTCAAATAACTTTTAAACCTGAGAGGTGCCAACATGGACGCTGTTGATCTAATTGCGGAATCGGACGATCGCATACGTTATGCCGTGGACAATATCCGCGCTTGCGAATTGTGTGACGAAGAAAAAGGCCACTTGCTGGAATGGCTGGTGTTTATGCGCATCAACCGCAACCTGTCTGTGAGTACCGTTCACAATTACGGGCAGGCCATGCTGGATTTTGCGCTGCATCTAAAATCCAGAGAGGTGCCCTTGATACTTGCCGAACCAAAAGACGCCGACGAATGGCACAAAAAAATGGCCCTCAGTAAAATAAAAATTGAAACCCGATCCATGAGACTTTCTGGCATGCGCGGTTTTTATCGATGGGCCGATTACAAAGAATTGTGCATCACTCGCATGCATACCGTGGTGGGGCCCAAGCGTGATACCAAACTGCCCAAAATTTACAGTGACAAACAATTGCGCGAATTTTTCACCAGTGTTGATCGCAAAAAAGACATAGGCGTGCGCGATTACGCCGTTTTGATGTTTTTTTTGGGAACCGGTGCCAGGCGTTGCGAAGTTGAAAAACTCCAGCTGTCTGAAATTGAACTAAGCGCGAAGGTGGGGGCGGTGTTATTGGATGGCAAGGGCGGCAAAGAACGCATGGTGGGTTTTGAACAACCTGTGGTGGATGCGCTGCGTGCCTGGATACTTATTCGCGATAAATATTCCTGTGATCATGAGTATTTATTTTGCGCCCTAAACGGTCGCACAAAAAGCCAAGCCCTTGGCCGCTCTGGCCTTGACGAGGTGATAGGGCGTGTGGCAAAGTGTAGCGGTAGTGTTTCGGAAGGGTTGCACAGGTTAAGAGCCGTTTTTGCAACCCAGCTGTATGAAGAAACACGAGATATTGAGCTCGTTCGGGTCACCCTGGGTCATAATGACATCAACACCACCCGCCGATACATAGCCATATCGCCGTCTGCAAGACGTTCACGGATGACAAGCGCAACTTTGCGTAAATTGACCGGAACGGATACCAATGAGCAGACAATCCCCAGCTGGCTTAAATCCTGAATTCTCCCCAAGCGAAAAGAATGCGTTGCTGGCTCACATGGCCAGCGACAATAAATTTATTGAAAATGCCCTGGTTGAATTTGCCCATATTGCTGGGCACGATGCTGTAGACCGCTTGCTGGAAGTGGTGGGCGGCATGAAAATTCACGTTCCCGAAAAACAAAGTTTTTGGCGCAAACTTCAATGCGAATGCCGTTACCCTGAAATGGCCCGCGCCGTTTCAAACCTAGTTGATAATGAATCCTTTTCCCTATCCCAAGCTGTTATCCGCGTAGGCCATGACTTCAAAGTTCACCCCGAGTGGCTGCGTAAAATGTACAACGGCACCAACTCATGAGCGAAAAACGCCCCTACACCATGAGCCCTGCTGCCCAGGCTCAACGCCGCAGCGCAGCGCAACTGAGCACCGGCCCCAAGACCGAAGAAGGCAAAAAAGCGGTATCACGTAATGCCTGGCGAACCGGCGAACACAGCGCCGCTAATAAATTTTGGCGTGATCAAAACGTTTTCCACAAATCCGGCAAGCCCTGCAAATCCACTTGCCCAAAACACCCAGACAACAACCCAGAACACCCCTGCACCCTAGTGGTGGATGGCCTTACCCAAGCCGGGCAAGACTGCCTAGACAAAGAAGTATATTTAAAAACCTTTGATGCCCTCATGGATTCCATGCACACGGGTGCCGCCGATCATGTGCACGGCATCATGGCAGTGCAGTTGGCCGATGCCCTTACCCTGTTAAGCCAGTTGCGTGAATGTATTAGCGAAGACGGGGTGATGCTGAAAGAGCCGCAAACCAACAAAGAAGGCGATTTTATTGGCAACAAATACTTTCCAAACCCGATTATTGAGCAATACGGCAAGATGCTGAAAGCCCTGGGCTTAAACCTATCCGAAGCACTGGCCACGCCTAAAGCCATTCGCACCACAGACCTGAAAGAAGACGAAAACGAAACCTTTGGCAGCATGTTTGCTGGCATTGCCGACCGTATGAACAAACCCGCAAAAATCATAAACGGCACAGCCCAGGTGGTGGAAGATGATTAATTTTAACCCTCAGTCGTTTAGCAAAAAAAGCCTTATACCGTTATCTATGCGCGGGCCCCTGTTGGGCCTTGCCCTGTTTGTTTTATTAGCCTTGGTTCAGGCATTCACCCAAGAGGCCGAAGCCATGGCAAAGAAAAACCACAGTGAACTCCAGCAAAAAGCCATAGGCGAATTAGTTGATCGCTGCGTGGTGGACCAAATCGATTTTGAAATGTGGTGCGAGCAAAAAGGCTACACCTGGCAGGGTTTGGCAAACGGCACCTACGGGCTGGATATTGAACAGGCACAAATGTTATTTGTACTGGAAGACCCTTGCCACTTTGTGCAGGCGTTCATGGATGAACCCGACAGCCCAGGAACCCCATACAAATTTTGGGATTACCAAAAACCCAGTGTACGGTCACACAACCAAGACGTGGTACACCAGGATGGTGCCGAGGTAGGCAAGACCCGTGAAATTATCGCCATGATTATATGGGGGCAAATCACCGGCTTTGGTGGGCGCTTTGAATCCCCTTCCATGTTGGTGGCCGCGCCGCAACAAACCCACCTGGATGAAATCATAGGCGACCTTGAAATTCACTTTGGTGTGGCTGATGGCAGTCGAGGCAAAAAACCCTTTATTCAACAATTTTGGTTAAAACCCAAAAAGTCCCCGCACTACCAGGCCAATTTTTTAACCATTAAGGGCGTGAAAAGCTGGGTTAAGTTTCGCCCAGGTGGCCACGACGGTTCAGCGTTTCGTGGTGTGCACGCCAATGCCATGGGCATATTTGACGAAGCCGCCAAGGCGCACGACCCGGTTATATTTTCGGAATTCACCCGTGGTTTAAAACCCCATGCCACCGAGCGCTATTACAGCGTGCCCGACGGTCGCACCGATACCCGATTTTATGAGTTATGCCAGCAAGCCATTCCCGATCTAAAACTGGGGGACGATGGCCACCGAAAATTCCATTGGTCCAAGACACAAATGCCCAACCCCTTTTGGAGCCCGCAGCGTGAAAAAGATTACCTGCGCCGTTATGGCAGCCGTGCTGCATCCGGTTACCAGCGCAATGTATTGGGCCTGCATGGCAGTGCCGAAAACCCTGTGTTTCCGCTGGAGACCATGCAAACCGTATTTTTTGACATTAACGAATACACCACCCTAAAACTGGTGGCCGATGGCAGTTGCAACCTGCTGCGGGTGGAGCGTTACAACGTGGCGGTGAGCACCGACGAAAAGGGCAAGAAGTTTGGCCGCAAGATTAACGAGGCCGAACACGAATACGATTTAAGCGATTTTGTTATGAGTGGCGAAGAGCGCATGGCCAGTGGTACCGACAGCTTGCGCCCCAGAGTACGTGAATTGTTGGCCCAGTTTTTACCCTCGGGCACCCCTGGTGATTATCACTATGGTTGTGATTTAGGGTTTAGCACCGACCCCAGCGAAATTTTTATAAACAAAACCATTGGCAACATAGAGCGCCGTATTGCCCGCATTAACCTGCAGGGGCTGGGCTATGACTTACAGCAAGAGATTATTTACCTGATTGACGAGCGCAATTCTTTTCAAGGTGTGTGGGGGGTGGATTTTGGCAACGCCGGCACGGCTGTGGTGCAAAACATGAAAAGCCAACCTATTTATTTGGAGGGGGATTACACCACCCGCATGACCGGCTTTACCTTTAGCCGTGTGACCGAGCAAATAGACGAAGATGGCAATTACCTGGAACAGGAAGACAAACGCACAGGTGAGATGAAAACCATCAAGGTGAACGCGAAACAATTGGCCACCGAATTAATAAACGCCCGTTTGCAAAAACAAGGTTATGAATGGAGCCCAGACCCTGAAGTGGTGAGTCACTTCCAAAACCATACCAGCCGCGAAAATGCCCGTGGTGTGCCCATTTACGACAAGAAAAACGATCACACCATAGACGCCCAGCGCACCGCCACGTTGGCCAAGGTTTACAGCCAATTAGCCGGTGGCATCGATGTGTTTAGTGGGGGTGTGTATGAGCGCAGCGCTTAAAACCGGCAAGTACAGCTGCCATTCATGTAGTGAGCGGCCCGAATGCATACACGACTTTATACCCAGGCGTTGCGACTATTGTGACCACCAACTGGTGAAGGTATCCACCAACGGCAATGTGTTTTGCAGCAACCACGAAAGCATTTGTGGTTATGAAGAAATCCAGCTTTTTACACCACAAAGGAAGGCACCAAATGACTGACCTTATGTATTTATACGTGGCACAGCCGCTGGCGTGGGGGTTGTTTCTAGCTCCACTGGGTTTTGTGGCATTTGGCACCTGGAGGCTGGCTCATGATGCTTAAAAAACTGGAATGGCAAAAGAATATCGATGGCGACTACGAGGCCGAAGCCTTTGGCGGTCATTACCTGGTTGAAGAACAAGCTTGCCCGGCGGTGTTGGTAACCTGGAAATTTGGCAATACCACCCGGTCTATTAAAAACCAACAGCTCCGTGGTTTTCCCACCTTTGAAGGGGCGCAAGATGCCGCCCAATTGGATTTTGAAAAGCTGGTGTGCGATTGCTACGAGGTGAACCATGGCTAAAGTAACAGAAAAAATGGGGCCGTTTGTCAAGGTGCCAGCTTGCCTTGGGTGCGGGTGGTATTGGCGCCCAATGAGAATATTTAACCCGCCTCATAATGGGGTTTGTCGCGAATGTGGTGAATACACAAAAGAAACCGTCGGTCGTTTTAAGATAAAGATCACTAAAACTTGGTTTTCGACTGAAAATGAATTTATCGGTTTCGAACCGAAAGAGGTCGCCTCATGAATCGTTTAGCCTATTACTTTGGCACCGCCCTGTGTGCACTAGGTGAAATCTTTTTTATATTAACCTTTGCGGCTAATACCTGTGGTGAGTGGTTTCGCACCCCCACCAAAAAACCGCATAATCAAGAGTCTAAAAAATGAACCTTAACCCAGTTAGCTGGTTTCGCAAAACCGATGCGGTCGCCAGTGCCAGTAACATTCATGAAAACCGTGGGCAGGGGGATTTAACCGACCTGTTTGATAATCGCGTGGCCCGTGAACACAACCCAGTGTTTTGGGAGCAACTGCGCGAAGCCATGCCCATCTTTGATATTGCCATTCAAAAACTGGCCGCCATGGACGGTTTGGTGCAAGTGCACAGCGAAAACCAGCAGCTTAAAAACGTGATTAACGAATGGATGGAACAGGTGCGCGTGAACGATCTGCAAACCGGTTACCAATCGTTTTATCGTTTGATCGCCCAGGAAAGCTACGAGCAAGGCAGCGGCATAGGTGACTTTGTGTTTAGTGATGACGGCCGTGATGTTGTGCAGCTAAATGTGGCCGACAGCAAGGGCATTATTTTTCACCGCAACCAGCAAGGCATGCTGGACACCTATTACGCGCATCCATCTAAACACCGGCCCACCGAACAACCCCTGCAAACCCTCATGCGCTCCAGTGATAGCCGCTTAAGTGTTTCCAGTTTGATCAGTGACCATCAGTTTAGTTTGATCGACCCAAACCAGCAGGTTTATGTGGGTTACAACGTGGAAGCAGACTCCCCCTATGGCGTAAGCATGATGCGCAGCACCGAGTTTGTGAGCAAAGTATTGGCCACCATGATGCACAGCCTGGGCAAACAATGGGGGCGTTTTGGCGACCCTATATTTATGGCCACATTTAAAAGCGGTGTGAGCCGAGACCCTAAGAAACTGGAAGAAATTAAAAAGGAAATCGCCAACGACATAGCCGCGGTGATGGCCGCCAAGGCCAACGGCAACAGCGCAGATATGGTGCAGGCCATAGGCAACAAAGATGATTTAGAAATTGGTGTATTAGGTGCCCTGGATTCGGTGCTCGACATTGCCGACAGTGGATCGTTTATAGTAAATCAATTGGTTGCCAAGACCGGTTTGCCTGCGTGGGTTTTGGGCATAGGCAGTGCCGGGCAGGATGCCATGCGCGAAGCCGAAATGGTGTTAATGGAATCACGCCAACGCTTTGCCGAGCGCAAGGGGGCCTTTAAAAAACCCATCATGGCCATGTTGCGTGCCCGGGGCATTGCCTTTAAACATGATGAATGGGATTTAGTGCAGCAACTGCCTTCTGTGAGTGACGTAGTGGCGCAAGCCCAGGCTACTTTCCTAAATGCCCAGGCGCGCATGATGGACCCAGATTACGATGGTCCCACCACCCTGCCCTCTATGGACGATGAAAACGAAGGGGAAAAAACATTAAAAAAGTCCTTAGCGCTGGCCTCCCCCGAGGTTAGCGCAGCCATGAACGTGGCGCTTAAGTCGGGCAAGTGGGCCGAAGACGATAGCCTGCTGCCCCGCCTAAGCAAACGCGCCGAACGTTATTTGATGGCGGTGTGGAAACGTGCCCAGGAAGAATTACAGGGCATCTTAAAACTGGACGATCAACCCGAGGGTGAGCTGTTTAACTATGAAAACAGCCAGCCCCAGCAATTGCAGCTAAGCCAGTTATTAGACGACACAATTTATTTAGCGGCCGCCGTCGATGGGGGGTTAGTGGCCGGCATGGTATTGGCCCATGACAGGGGTTTAAAAAATACCAATCGCGAATTAAAAAAGCCCGCCACCGCCGGTTTATTAAATCAAAGCCAAGCCGACATATTGCAACTGCGCCAAAACTCACTGCGTGAACACGCATTAAGCCAGGCCACCAACAGCACCACGCTATCACTTAAAGATCGCATCTTTGCTGAACTGATTGACGGTGACTATAACAACATGGACCCCAAGACCGTGGCCGCCCGCTTAAAGGCGCGCTTTGGTGACCGTGCCATTAACTACCGCCAAATAGCCCATGCCGAAATAGCCAAGGCTCATGTGGAGGGCAAACAAGATCAATACAGCGCCCTAGGAATTAAGGAATACCACTATAAAACCACAGGGGATGGCAAAGAAAGCAGTATTTGCCGCCGCCATGGTGCGAGTGGTCCTTACCTGGTGGGCCAGGGCCCGTTACCGGTGCGCGACAGTCACCCAGAATGCCGCTGCACCATAGTGGCCAAGACGGAACAGGAGGAATAATAAACCGTTATTTTCTATTGGGAAAAACCGGACGAAAGTAAATCCGCTTGGCTTTAGGCTCATGGGTATTGATTGAAAAACCATTTTTGAAAGGTGCCCACCATGTCTGAAAACGCAATTAAAACCTTACTGGCCAACAGCGCA